CCTTTGAGAATGTTCTCAGCCTGCCGCGCTCCGATGCCTAACCGGAACGCTAATTGCTCATTGTCAACGTCGCCGGGCAGACGCGGTTCGATGTAAAGGTCAGCCGCCAATGCGTCGAGTAAGTCGTTTTCAGTCATGCCTTTATAATCCTCCGCCCGTCAGGTTGTGCCTTGTACCTTGCGCGGCTGTCGTCTAATCTATCCCCGTCCATGATGAAACCGCCGATGTCAGAGCGAACCGTGTTAGCGCTCACCTTCCAGCCGTACTCGGTTTTCAGTTGCCACGATGGGGTGCAGATAACCCGCGTGCCGGGTAACTTAGAGCCGCTATCGTCAATGATATGATTGTGTCCGCGCCAGATGTAATCAGGCGGGCGCATCCCCGAAACGGCGTAGTCGATCATCACCTCAGTACCCAGGTTGGCCGCGGCGCTAGTCCATGGTCGGCGCCCTGCCCGCCCATGGTGAGCGAAGTCGTGTATCAGTCCGTCAATGTCCAGCGTCAACTGCTGCCCGTATTCAGCCGCGCCTAACGCCTTGTAAATTTCTACCTCGTTTGCCCCAACCTGCCCGGCGTGTGCGCCCGTTCCCAAGATCCCGAAAAAGGCGTCGGCTCGTTTGGCGATTGGCTTGAGCATGTCCGCGGCTATTTGCGCCTGGTCGCCTATCTCTTGAATGAGTTGATTAGAGCCGTGATGGTTGCCATCTATTACGTCGCCCAGGTGTACTACAATCAGCCTATTCTTTTTGCCAACTAACCCGTAAACGTATTTCCAATACTCGTTCCAGTTTTCTAGTAGCCACGCGCCTAACAGATTAGCCCCGACTGTTTGCGCCTCCTTGCTATCTCTGCCGTGAATTGTGAAGGTGCTGGGGGATAGTGCCGTAGTGCTGCCAATGTGCGTGTCGCCAATGATTGCCGTAATGGTTTTGTGTGTCATTCGCCCCCTAGATGTAGTATCCCGCCTTGACCCCAGCCGGAACGCCAAACACGGCAGATAGATCAATCAGCGTCTTTGCCGTGGTTGAAAAGGCGTCTCCCCCGTCCCATGCGGTAGAGGTCAGCGGCGTCAAGGCCGTGCCGCCGTTTGCTACCCATTCAGGCATATTGGCGTAAATCCAATGCGGCGTCCATCCGGAGATAACGGGGCGCATTTTGTTTATCAGCCGTTCTAGTTCTTTCGTATTATCCATTAGAGTGCCCCCTGATACCTGCCCGGAATGTCACGCGGCGTAATGCGCAACCCGCCGGTTCTGCTCCATTCGACTTCTTCCATGAATATTTTGCTAATGTCGGCTATCCCGGTCACGTCAACCGATTGCGGGATAACGTCTTTCAGCCTCAGCCATTGGCCAGCCTTGACCATGTATCCCGGCCACGGTATCCCGAAGTAATTACTGACAACGCCCTCTTTTACCGTCACGGTTGGAACGGGCAACTTGCGCCGCGCCAGTTCAGCGTCCCGCGCCTGGAGCGCCAGGGTTTCGTTTGCCGCCGATAGGTTGACGGATTCGCTTTTCTGCCCGTAAAGCGCCACGCTATCCGCGTCCGTTGCCACCGCTGTGTTGTGCGAATCACTTCCGCCAGGTGAACCCCAAACAGCCCACATTTTATTTACCATCGTGTCCAGGCTTGCCCCAAACTCAACCTTGCCAGTCAGCACCAGGTCATCGGTTGCGCTTGAGGCTGGTTCTTCATAGACGAACAAACGGCGGCTTTCCTTCACCCGCGCCAACAATCGCTTACCGTTGGTTGTTCCGGCCTGTAACAGTTCCTCGATTTCCTCGCTGCCGCGCCGCTTTCCGTCCCTCGTTTCGGGTGTGCTTGGAACAGCCGTACCGCTTGCGTCTATGTCGGTTGCCGTAATAAACGGGGCCATGTTGGTGATGATTGCCGCTATCTGTGTCGTTGTTGCCACGCTGTTCGTACCGGCGTTCAGGTAGTAGCGCCATGACAGACGTTCCCACCATCCCCGGCAATAAAGTTTCGCGCCATCGTCCGATGCTTTGAACTCGTGAACATACCCCATCCACGCGCCGCGCCCGAATTCATCGAACACGGTAACAGGGCAGCCTAGATATTCTACGAACTCCCAACAGTCCTGCGCCGAACCCGTCACGCTGATATCGCACCGTTTCGAGCCGCCGATGGCGTTGTCGGATAGCCGGTCAACCGTGTAGGTTACATTCGGCTTGATGATGCGGTCTGTATAGTCGATGTTCTGGAATACGGGTATCAGGTTCATAGAGAACTCCTACGCGGACGGTAGGATACCCTTACTTTTAGCAGGTTGTTTTTTGGTGCGTTTGCTGTCCCCTGTGCGGCAAAAACAAACGTGTTGTCGCGTCCCGGATAAAGTATCGGAGCGCCCGCGCCGTACGGAACAACATCAATAACCGCCGCCGTCGAGCTTCCACCGATCCACCTTGTTAGCGTATTATTAGCGCCGCCAAAAATAATAATATCGTCCTTGGCTATTGTTGTTCCAGAAATACATTTGATTTGCGAAAAGCTTCCACCCATAAACGCAAGGTAATCCACCTTGATTGTTTCCGTGCTGGCGGTTGTCCGTTGCGCCGTGACGTATATAGAGCAATTCCAAACATCGTACGGGCTTCCCGCTGGAATATTCACAACCCCCAAGTCTTGAATGATATTTCCGGTGTTCGCAAGAGAAAGCTGTCCGCTACTCCAAACCGTAGCCGTCCCAGCCCCGTTTTTTATCTTTAGTCTAAACTTGACATTTCCGAGCGACGTTGTGTCCGCAAATCGCGCAATAACGTGATAAGGAGCGCCGCCCATTTGATATAAGTCTGCCCCGGTAATTGTTCCTGCCGCTATTTGTGTTTCGGCGTCCGTAGATATACTGGTAATGGTTGCCGAACCGCCGGAGCATGTCGCATCTGCCGAACCGCCTTGATCCGAGAAATACACGGACGGCAAAGCGGATTGATAGTGTGATTGACTGGCACTCAAATATATAGCAGAAAGAGCAGTCCCCTGGTTGTTAATATAGACCGTCGCCGGTGTTGGTAAATCGCCGGATACGATAGCAGAGCCAGCGTACACGTGGTTTACTAGTTTTGTCGGTGACGATCCGGTTTCGTCGTTGCAGTTGTAAACGTTGAGATAACCGCCCGCCGCTGACGCTGTGCCGTTTCCGTTTGTAACCTGAAGCCATGTCGCCGTTCCGGCCTCAAAATAACCCCGGCGGGTTACGGTTAGTGTTGCATTTGTGCGGACACTAGACGCCAGCCCCGCTATAATTCCATCGTCTGTAATTGATAGCCTGCCCTCAATAATTGGACTTCTATACCACGGGTCTGCAGTTCCAGAACGCGCCATCAGGTAAACGCGATCACCATAGTTATTATCGCTTCTGGATTTTGCGTCAAATAGCGCCCGATTGATTTCTCCAACCGTTGATAGTACGGATGCCTTGTCGCCGGTTAGAAATAGCGGAATGCTTTCTGTTACGTCAGATTCCCCGTCACCCGGCGTTGGATTGTACGTGTGGGTTAGTGTAATGTCAGCGCCGCTTGGGTATACGTCGCCCTCGTTGTTTTTCGACAATTTTAGCTCAATCGGTGATGCCATTATGCCCTCCGTACCACGTCCGCAATTCTCGCCGCGGCTTCCTCATAATCAATTTGCGTATAGATGTTCTGTGTTATCGTGACACCACGCCCGCTTCCGCTTGCCAGCGCCGCCATCGCGTCTTCGCGTGACAGGATGCGCCCGTTTTGCGCCGGGATGAACGGCTCCGCGCCTTGCTCGCCAACCCAGTAGGGAGAACCGGCGATGACGGGACCGCCGCCTGCGCGGGCGTTGCCTAAATTCCAATCCTCGTTATTCTGTTGTGTCACGTCACGGCGCAAGCCCTCTAAACTTGGGGCGCGTTCCCCCGTGGCAAGGTAGTTAATCCGCACGTCAATATTACGCGGAAGGTTATCTAACCCGCCTTGTATTCCGCCCAACAAAAGAACGGCGTCTGCCAGAGACACGTTTAGCGTTTCGCTGATATTCTTGGCGGCTTCATCACCGGTAATTTCACCCATCTTTACTTTTAGGGCTTCGCTGCTTACAAACGCCTCACCTAACATGTCCTGCGCCTGTTCGGGTGTAATCTTTCCGGCATTGAAAGCGGCGATAATGTCGTCCGTCATCTTCTGTAGTGGCAACCCGCCCGCAAGTTGGAATTTCAAATCGTCCAGCGCGGATATAATCTTGTTTCCGAATTGCGGGTTAATGTCATCCAGCTTTACCAGTGTGTCGTAAAAGTGCATGGTTGCCGGAACAGCATCATTATTTACGGCGTTGGCGTAATCCCCGGCTTTGATGGTGGTATTGGTTAGAGATTCGTTCAAATCCTCGCTTCCGGCATAGGCGTAGTACACCTGTTCTGTCATCCAGCCGAGTGACCTTTTAGCCTGGTCTATGCCGTGGGATTGCAGGACGAAGGCGGGCGTCATCAGTCCGGATACGCCAATCGCCCGTTTCATTTTCTCAGAGTATTCCTCATAATTGTGAGATGACAGGGCGATGTTTTTGCTATAATCCATTAGTACGGCAGTAAGCTTTGGGTATCGTCCGTTTAGCAGGTCGGCAATCTCTATGCCTCGGTTCATCAATCCAAGAAACGCGACTAGTTTGGGGATAAGCCCGGTTGTCAGGTGGGTTGTCATCCCCGTCCAGGTGTCGTTGAGATTATCCATCTGGATTTCAAGATCGCGCGCCGATTTTACCTGCTTGTCTGTCAGGATTAGATTTTCCTCAACCGCGCCGGACATTTCGCGGATTTTATCCGGACCGGCTTCCAGCACTTTTATCATATTCAGCCCGGAGCGTCCGAAGTTCTCCAGCGCGTAGGCGTTCTTTTCGGCGGGAGTTTGCAGTTTTAGAAACTCATCGCTCATTCTGGCGAGGCTGTCGGTTGTAAGCGTGATGCCCTGCCGCGCCGCCATTGTAGAGGCGGTATTCAGTTCTTCCAGCGATAAGCCCAGGTCATCCGTAAACTGGATTACCCGGCTCGTTTCTTCCGCGCTTGCGCCGTTGACGCGGGTGAGTTCCCTAACCGTGTCGGCGTATGCCATGTAATCCTTGAAGGTCTGTTGGACGGCGCGGCCAAGCGCAATCACCGCGCCGGCCCCGGCGAGCGTGTTTAGATTGAACCCCGTCAACCCCAGCGCAACGTCGTTCAGTCCGCTCTTGAATTGCATCATGCGGGCTTTGGCGTCTGTCAAACCGCGCTGTAGTTTGGTGCTGTCCACCCCGAACTCAGCGAAAAATGAAGCAAATCTTCTACCCATTAGCCTGCCTTCTTTCTCATAAGCGACTTCCCGGCGTGCGTACGCCCGTCCTCAATCTGTAACCATTCAGCCAGCCGCGCCAGGCTCAAGCCCTCGACATATTCCAACGTCCACCCGAATTTTTCACATATCTGCCATGTGACAACTTCCAGCGGAACGTCACCGCCGAGAGCGAGAGCCGTATAGACGCGCTGGCTTAGGTAGGGTCGGCTAACGGCTCTCTTGCCGCTTTTAGCAAGGCTTCCAACACGCGGCGATAATCAACCTGTCCGAGTTCTGATACCTGCTCCGCCGTTTTGCCAATCGCCTTCCCGATAACCGCAAATTCGTTATCGTCCGGTTGGCTGGCATCAAACAGGCTGCGAAATTCCTTGATAGAAACCGCGTTCAGGTTCAGGGTTAGCGTTTCGTGTTCCAGTTTGATTTCGCTCATGTTTACCACTTGCTATCCACACGTGCGCCGTTCTGTTCCCAGTTGATTTGACGCTCAACCACCTGGTTGTATTGCGGGTTGATCGTCTGTCCGTGGCACAGGGCCGGGGCACTGTATTTCGGGGAGTTGGTGGCCGTGCCAGCCGGTGACCAGAACAACGTTCCGCCAACACCTTCGGCGCAAGCCGCATCCAGTGCCGTGCCGCCCTGATCGACAAGGGTCAGGCTCATCGTGCCATCTTTGAATGACGCAATTTTCACCTTCGCGGCATCGCTGCCAGCGGTGGCGTCCAGCACGTCAATGGTCGGGGCATAATTCCAGGAGCGCCAATCAGCCGAAAAATCGACAGTCCCGCCACTCCAAACCCACGTGTACTTACCTTCTTTTCCTACATATTCAGCCATTTTGAAAGCTCCTTATTTCGTAATGCGAATGCGATAAATCCCGCCCGCCGTGTAAACCTTCACCCCGGCAGACGTTGTTTCTACTGTTTCGTAATCATCTTCGCGCCAGCACATCACCGCCGTGTACCCGGTGACACTTAGAGCCGCCTTGTGCAATCTTGCCGAAACCAGCCCGTCAATGGTGTTCGCTTCCTTTGCGCTGGTAGAGGAATAAGCCCGGATGAAATGCAGCGTTTCGCTATCATCGTGCGGGTTGTCGTTTGTCATCCCGCCGCCATGCCAGCTATAAACCACGTAGGGGTAGGCCGCCTTGTCGGGTGCTTGCAGGTGATAAATTGCCGTACCGCCAAGTGCGGATATTAGCGCCGTCCCGCCAGAAAGCTGTGAGAGGATAGCCGCATTGATTTCATTCATTTGACAAGCTCCTCAAACTTCGAGCCGTCGTTATATTCCTGCGCCACTTTCTCGACGGCTGGCGTCAGGTAGGGTTGCGCCCCCATGCGTGACGTGCCAAATTCCACGAACTCGCCATAATCCACGCACGGGCCGACACATGCCTGAACCTCCCCGTAAGGTTTCGGGATTTGAACCGTGTTTGCCTTCGGGTTCTTGCTATGTACGTCACTTGCCGCTTTCCCGAACCCGTCTGTATTCTCTGTCACGGTGTAAATCGATCCGCGCAGCGCCCCGGTATCAACGGGAGCGAATTGTTTCGCCTCGTTTTCAACCTCAAAGGCAATCCGCCGCACAAGTTTCTTGCGGTTGACTTCAAGGTTTCGCGCAACCCTGTCCAGTTCTGTGGTGTCAAGCCGGATGCTAAATTCATTCATGCCACCACCTCCAGTACTGCCCGGACGCTGGCGCTCCATGACTTCCCGTTGTCCACGCTCTTGACGGAGTATGTCGTTGTACCAATTTTGATACGCTCCTCAGTCGTCAGCGTGGCGCTGTGGGGCAGGGTGAGTTGATAGGCGTGATACGGTTGCACCGCGCCGCCCGTTACCGCCTCGTTTCCAGATAGCGGGTCAATGCGGCAGGCGGTTGTCGTTACCGTCCCCCAACTTTCGGTAAGCCCGCCGTAACCATCCGGGGTGTAGGACACGCTCAGGATGGAGGCGGTATCAGGGAGCAGGGCGTCAATGTCGTCTTGAATACGCGCTAACTCGCTGGCATCCATTAGCAATCCCCCCGTTCCATCGTGATTGATGACGGGCCGCCCATCGCCTCGTAGTATTTCATCTGTTCACGCGCCTGCGCCAAAAGCTGTGAGCGTTTCAGGCTGTGGTTATCGGTTGACACATCGTAGGCAACGGCGTAGTGAGCCGCCTTCTTGCGCCACACGTCGGCGGCGGCAAGGTTGACGTTATAGCTTCTACCCGTGACGAAACGAGCCGCGCCCGCCTGGTCGGTGGTAAACGTCACAACGCCCCGGTTGCGGTCAAAGCTCCATAGCGCCGTTCCTTGCGCCGAACCCGCCGCGTCAAGAACCGTCAACAGCGTGCCGCCTTCCATGTTCTCGGTTGGCAAAATGTATTCCGTGTAGCTGTATACGCCATTGGAGTAGTCAGGCGATGCGCTCATTTGCGCGAACTTCACCGCCATGCGCCGCCCGTCGAGAATGTCCTGCAGCTGCTGGTCGCTCCAATAGCTCATCCCGCCGACGGTGTAATCGCCAACGTTTGCATCGGTCAGCCCGCGCAACTCCATAATCAAATCTGCCATTGTGTCACGTACTGTCATGCCGCCTCTCTCTCTAGCATCCTCTCGGTTGCTGTTATCGCCGCGCCAATCGCCTGATCCATGTTCCAATAGCGGTACGATCCAAGTCGCCCGCCAATGTGTAACCAGTCCGCTTTCTCAGCCCGCGTCAAATAAGCCGCGTGTAGTTTGTTGTTTGTTTCGTCATTTATCGGGTAGTAAGGTTCTCCAGTTGCCGCCGGATATTCAGCCGTTATCATTGTGTGTTTCACCTTGCGCGGCCAGAAGTAACCCCAATCCATGATGCGGGTACAAGGCACGTCCGCATCGCAATAATTGACGGTCGCCGCGCCCTGAAAGGATTTGGCCTCTATCCGCATCGTGTCGAATTTCAATGAGCGATATTCCAGCCGCCCCAAATCGTGACGGTAATAATCATCCAGCGCGCCGGTGTAGATAACCTCCAACGCCTGCGCGTTCCAATATTCCTCATCGGCAAGGTAATCAACGCCTGTTTTGACTTCTATTCCTCCCAGCATCGCGCCAATCATCGCCGTATAACCATCGGCGGGTAAGCCCTGATAAACATCCGTAAAATACCTGTCATCATGGTTGTTTCGTATAGGTATTCTTTTCAGCACATCACCCGGCACGTCCTCAATCGGGCGTCCCCATTGTTTCGCGGTGTAGCCCTCAAAGAACGCCTCTCGAATAACCCTCTCCGCGCCCGGTTCGTCGTGCCGTATCCCAAACTGCTCGAATGTGGTGCGGTTAGGGGGGAAGCTGTACAGCCGCCCGGCGTGGTTTGCCTTGACGCGGTGGACGTAGGGTAGGAAGGTTGCAAAGCGGTTGACGAATTGCCATATTCTTTCGCTGTTCGTGTGGAAGATATGCCCGCCGTGCGTGCTTACCCGCATCCCATCAATAACCCTGTCGTGGCAGTTGCCGCCGATTTCGTCACGTTTTTCGATAACCATGACGGACTTGCCAGCGTCTGTCAGCATCCTTGCGCAAGTTGCCCCGTATAGTCCAGCGCCGACAATCAGGAAGTCTGTCATGCGTGATGCCTAAATAGTGCTAACTTGTCGTAGTGCCAAAGCCCACCGCCGCCGTAGTGCATTCCTTCTTTCAGCCCGCCATGCCCGTGCGCGTGGATGCTCCACGGACACAGTTTGATTTCAATTCCCATCGCGGCGAGTTCCCATGAAATCAGCCATTGCTGCCGCGCCGGGTGAGTGAACACCTCACAGATAGCCGGGTAGTCGCGCATATATGCGGAGTAAACCATCTGCCACGTCTGCCGCGTCATCGCCAGAAAGCCCACGTTGTAATCCTGATGTGTATGGATATAAGAGCCGTACCGCGCTTCCAGTTCGGTGTCGCTTATCTGCTGCCCTAATAACTTGGCGTCGTTTATCAGCGTGCTTTGCCAGCCGAAGTTCAGCCCGACAACGGCTTGATTGTTTTCAAGGTCGAGAAAATCACGCTCGCTATCATCCAGTTTCCTTTGCATCACCATATCGCCGTCGGTGTAAAGCAGCACTTCATCCAGCGGACTATCGACAACCTTCAGAAAACTGCCGTGCTGAATACATTGCGTTTCGTTTGGCGCTCCGGCGTTGTCCATCCCGTCAAGGTATCGGCTGTTGGTCGCACCTTGCAAGAACGGCGGCTGAAATCCAACCCCGATAAAGTTGACGGGAAAGTCGGAGAAGCGGTGTAAGCTTTCAAGGTATGGCATCATGCGCGGCAGGTATCCGGCATTGCATCCGGTTACTAATTGCATGGTTTCACCGCCATTGCGTAAACGTCGCCGTGCCTGGGGTCGTGTGTAATCGCCGTGTCATCCCATCCTTTCAGCCAGTTCGTCAAATCGTCCGGGTCTACATTCTTGTAATACTCGCCGTTCAATTCCCCTTGAAACCCGTCACAACGATGGGGGAGGCGCGGGTCTGCCGCCGCCGTGAGTAGTAAAACGCCTCCCGGTTTCAAAGCCCGCCACGCGCTAATCACCTGCCCTTGCGCGTCGGGGTCGTGTTCCATCGCCTCAGCCGTGATGACAACATCAAATCGCTCTTGCCCGTCAAAGTCCTGTGCAAGTCCCATCCAGTCCACGCCGCGCCCCGGCCATGGGTCAACCCCGACGTACTCCGCGCAACCTGCGAACAACTGGCGCGGGCTGCCGTTCACGTCATGCGCTCCAAATTCCAGCACGCGCAATTCGCTTAGGTGTTCGTTGCCGCGCGTGTCGTGAAGGTGCGCGGCGGCGGTTGTGATGAAAGTCCATGCCTCAATGTGCATCGCGCGCCTCCCTGACAATCCCCTCGAATACGGCTTGATTGGCGGCACTCGCGTCGTATGCCCCCGGCGTGCGCTGGCTTGTATAGTTCGATAGGTGTTCAAGCGGTAAATTCACTTGACGCAATCCCAACCCGGCGCGGCTTGCCCGCCAGCAAATCTCGTTATCTTCCCAATACAAGCCGGGAAAGTCGGTATCATTCCAGCCGCCGATGCGGATAAAATCATCGCGCCATCCAAACAGGCAATAGCCCTCTAGGTAGTAAACCGGCGTACCGTCAACGTAGCGCATCCCGGCGGCGGGCGAGTACAGCGAACCGGGTTTGCACACGCTTACCGCGCTCAACCAGTCACCGTGCGCCCGCACGTCTGAATTCAGGAAAACGACGATGTCGCCGGTTGCCGCTTCCAGTCCTTGATTGTTGGCGTGCGCGTACTTTTTGTTAGTGGCGTTGCGGATTAGATCACTTCCGTTTCCAAGTCGCCTAACCATAGCAATCAGTTTCATGCTCGTGTCGGCGTCGCTGGCGTTGTCGATGACGATGACCTGCGCGCCGTAAACCGCCGCCTCGTAGTCGGGAATCAGTTCGGGGCAGTTGTGCCAGGGGGTGATGATGCTAATCATTTCGCCGCCTCCACCATCTCCACCTCGGATTCGTTTTTAACTTCCCCGCAATAATTCCAGTACCAAATGTTGAACTTCTGACCGGTTAGTTTTTCTGACAGCGCCGCACGTCCGGCGTTGTATTCTTCGGTGCTGCCGTGTTTCGCGTCCGTTTCGTAATCCACGAAAATCGTTTGCGGGAAAATGGAAGGGATGACAACGCGAACACAGCACGGCGCAAGATACAAATTCTTGTTTTCAATTGGAGGACTATCATCTCCGATTGTTACAAACCAACTCATTCGCTTTCTCATTTGCGCGCCTCCACCATCTCCGCCATGCCAGCCAGCACCGGCCTCCAGTATTTCTCCAATACCTTGTCGGCGTCATACGCCAATGCCCCATCCCGCGCGCGCTTGCGATAGTCCTCGTTGCCGCGCACCTCATACGCCGCTTCCATGCGCTCCGCGATTGCGCCAACTCTCGGCGTATATTGGAAGGCATCAAAATAATCGTGATAAATCGGGTCGGCTTCCTGTTTGCTTACCTTCCAGCCCGAAAGACATAACTCACCCATTGCCGTCCAGTCGCCGGTGATAACCGGGCATCCGCACGCCTGCGCTTCAATCAGCGGTATCCCGAAACCTTCCCCTAAACTGACAAGCGATAGCACGTCCAGCGCGTTGTATAAATCAACCATGTAAGCGTCGGGTAAACCGAGCGCGTAGCTGTACTGATCTACGAAAATCACATCCAGCCCCGGCCTCAGTCCTAACCGCTGGCAGAACTGAATCAGGTTGACAACTTCCCCGCCGTGCGTGCCGTCATCGGTGTGAAGGTAAAGC